TACTTACGGTGGAAAAAGGGTTCGTCCTAAAGAAGGAAGGTATGTTATTTTTCCTTCTTACCTTTTACATTATGTTCCTAAGCATAGATATAAGGATAGTCGTATAACTTTATCTGGTAATATGAAGGTAGATATATGAGAATAGCAATAATTACAGACCAGCATTTTGGTGCTAGAAAAAACTCTAAACTCTTTCATGATTATTTTTTAAAGTTTTATAATGATGTATTTTTTCCAACTCTTGAGAAGGAAGGTATTACAACCATTGTTGATATGGGCGATACCTTCGACAGCCGTAAGGGTATCGACTTTTCGGCTTTATCCTGGGCAAAGAATAACTATTACGATAAATTAAAAGATTATACTATTCATACTATTGTAGGTAATCATACAGCATATTATAAGAATACTAATGAGGTAAATGCTGTAGATTTGTTATTAAGGGAATATGATAATGTAAAGGTATATTCAGAAGCGACAGAAATAAAGATAGATAATTTAAATATTCTTCTTGTTCCTTGGATTAACCAAGAGAATGAAGAGAATACAATAAAGGCTCTTAGTAAGTCTAAGAGTCGCATTGCTATGGGTCATCTAGAATTGAAAGGTTTTAGAATCCATAGGGGATATATTATGGAACAGGGTACTGATGTTGAACTGTTTGATAAATTTGAAAAAGTTTATTCTGGTCATTATCATACCAGATCAGATAATGGCAAAGCATTTTACTTAGGTAATCCTTATGAAATGTTTTGGAATGATTGTGATGATACTAGAGGGTTTCATCTTTTTGATACTGAGACCTTAGAGCATACTCCTATTGATAATCCTCATCATCTTTTTCATAAAATTTATTATGATGATACTCCTTATCAGACATTTGATACTAGAGAGTATGAGGATAAGATTGTAAAGGTTATTGTTCGTGAGAAATCAGATATTAAGCAGTTTGAAAAATTTATTGACAAACTCTATTCTTCTAATGTAGCAGAACTTAAAGTTGTTGAAAATTTTGAGTTTAGTGGATGGTATGATAGTGATGATTCTAAGGATCTTGAATCTGAAGATACTATGTCTATACTCAATAGATATATTGAGGAGGCAGATGTTACTCTTGATAAATCTGTTGTTCAAAAAGTAATACAAGAGGTTTATCAGGAAGCATGCGAGTTAGTTTAAATGTTTATTCTAACTGTTGCTGGTAAAGAAAATGATGGAGCATATTCGGTAACGGATGATGATGGAAATCAAATTCTTTATTTGTTTGAGGAGGAAGATGATGCTGTTCGTTATGCTATGATGTTAGAAGATTCTGATTACCCTGAGATGCATGTCCTTGAAGTGGAGGATGAAGTAATGATAAAGACCTGTCAGGTACATAGTTATAACTATACTGTTATTACTTCCAATGATATTGTGATACCACCAAAAGTCCAACATGATTTTATTTGAAAAGATTTGCTGGAAAAACTTTTTAAGTACCGGTAATCAATATATTAATTTAGAATTTGCAGGAAAAACCACCACCTTAATTATAGGGACGAATGGTGCTGGTAAGAGTACTGTATTGCATGCTTTGACATTTGGTTTGTTTGGTAAGCCATTTCGTAAGATTAATAAACCTCAATTAGTTAATACTACTAATGAGAAGGATTGTAAAGTAGAGATAGAGTTTTCTATCGGAGATACTGAGTGGAAAGTAGTTCGGGGTATAAAACCAAATATTTTTGAGATTTATAGGAATGATACCTTATTGGATCAATCTGCTAATGCTAATGATCAGCAGAAGTGGTTGGAACAGAATGTTATTAAGATGAATTATAAGTCTTTTACTCAGATTGTTATTCTGGGTTCAAGTACTTTTGTTCCATTTATGCAATTAACTTCTTCTCATAGGAGAGAGGTTATTGAAGATCTTTTAGATATTAAGATCTTCTCTTCAATGAATAATTTGATTAAAGATAAGATTCGTCTTATTAAGGAGGATATAAAAGTTCTTAATCTTAAGAAGGAGTCTCTTAATGATAAAGTTACGATGCAAACGGAGTTTATTGATCAATTAGTTTATAGGAGTAATGATAATATAAAGGAGAAGAAAGAAAAGATTACAGAATTGATAGAAGAGTCTGATGGGTATAGATTAGAGAATGATGGTACAGAAAAAGAAGTGGATACCTTGACAAAAGATCAGGAGGATGTAACGGGTGCTACAGAAAAATTACGTACTCTTGGTGGGTTAAGGGGGAAGATATCTCAGAAGGTAACGACCATTACCAAAGAGCATAAGTTCTTCACAGAGAATGTAACATGTCCTACATGTACTCAACTAATCGGGGAGCAGTTCAGAATAAATAAAATTGACGACGCTCAAACTAAAGCAAAGGAGTTGCAATCCGGTTATCAAGAACTGGAGGAACTTATTAAAAACGAAGAAGACCGAGAGCGTCACTTCACCAACTTATCTAAGGAGATTACTAAACTAACGCATGGCATTTCTAAAAACAATACTAAGATCGCTGGATGTCAACGACAAATCAGGGATCTGGAATCGGAAATTCAAACAATTACCGAACAACTTGCAAACAGAAATACTGAGCACGACAAGTTAGCAAATTTCAAAGACAATTTAACAACTACATACGACGAATTATCTTCACGGAAGGACACCATACGCTATTACGATTTCTCGTATAGCCTACTTAGAGACGGTGGAGTTAAGTCCCAAATCATAAAGAAGTATCTACCGCTGATAAATCAGCAAGTAAACCGTTATCTACAGATGATGGACTTCTACATCAACTTCACACTTGATGAGGAATTTAACGAAACCGTTCAGTCCCCAATACACGAAGATTTTTCTTATGCTTCTTTCAGCGAGGGAGAGAAGATGAGAATAGACTTAGCACTCCTTTTCACTTGGAGAGAAGTGGCTAGATTTAAGAACTCTGTTAATACTAATCTATTAATCATGGATGAAGTATTTGATAGTTCTTTAGATGGGTATGGTACAGAAGAGTTTCTCAAAATCATTCGTTATGTAATTAAGGATGCGAATGTTTTTGTTATCTCTCATAAGAGTGGTATGGAAGATAAGTTTGAGAGTGTCATTCGATTTGAGAAGGCTAAGGGATTTTCAAGGATGGTATAGATGCCTGTTTATAAATGTCCTCCCACAAGATTTCATTTTATTCATATTCCTAGAACAGCAGGAAGATTTATTGAAGCAGTTATAAAAGATAATGGTTTTCAATTAGAGCATAATACTTTAGGTTATATTGAGGGTGTAGATATTATTCATTTACACAAAGAGTTGTATGAAAAATATTTGGATGTCAAAGATATGCCTCATATTGCTGTGATTAGAAATCCTATTGATAAGTTCTTTAGTGCTTCTCCTTTCTTAAAGAGAATGTATGGGGATGATATTCAGGAGCAAATGGAAGATCCTATGATGTTTTCTATGATGCTTCAAAATTTTCCATTAACTCAAGCAGTCAATTGGTTTAGACCCCAATCAGATTTTCTTACAGAGGAGACTCATGTGTGGAGGTTTGAGGATGGATTCAAGGAAGAGTTTGGTGAGTGGATGAGTCAGATTCTGGGGATTCCTTTCACTGTGAGTGATGTGCCATATGAGAAACTGTCAACTGATGAGGATAATAAATTGGAGAGGGGTGCTAAACTTATAGATAATATCAGACAATTCTGTAGGAAGGACATTGAGCAATTCTATCCCGAATTGGCAGCACCACTCCAAGAAGGAGGCCAAACGAAAACTTAAACCCCAGGCTCTACGTTCTGCAAGAGAAAGGCGTAGACACCTGATAAAGCGTCTACTCACCGACCAAAACGGTCGGTTTTGTCGTATTATGGAGTCATACAAAACAAAGTTACATGGCAGTAAGGCAGGAAATCAAATCACAACTAGCAAGACTCCTTGCTACTGAGGACCTGGTAGTAGAGCACAAACAGGTCACTACTGCCCAGTTTAACGTCCATACACGGGTCCTAATCCTTCCTCTGTGGGAAAGGATAAGTAATACTGTATATGATATGCTGGTGGGTCATGAGGTGGGACATGCACTCTTTACACCTGATGTTGACTGGTCTTTAGACCTTAAGGTTCCTCAGCAGTTTGTAAATGTTGTGGAGGACGCACGGATTGAGAAGTTGATGAAGCGTAAGTACTTGGGACTTGCCAAAACCTTCTTTAACGGTTATAAAGAATTACATGAGAAAGATTTTTTTGAATTAGATGGTGAAGATATTACTGGTTTTAATCTTGCTGATAGGGCTAATTTACATTTCAAGGTGGGTCACTTCCTTGATTTGGCTTTTCTCCCTGCTGAAAAAGAGATTATCGATATGATTGGAAGGTGTGAAACTTTTGCTGATACAAAGAAAGCAGCATTTGTTTTATATCAACATTGCTTAGATCAACAGAAGATAGAACACGAAGAGAAAGTAAAAAATCATGAACAAGCAAAGATGTTCTATGATGAATGTATGGAGAATGCTGGTGTAGAAGAACCTGTGCCTTTTGAAGACGATGAGATGTCAGATGCTTGGGATGATGCACCTGAAGTTCATACTGTTGATACTCTAGAAAGTAAACTTCAGGAGTTGGTAAATGATAATGGAACGGAGAATGAGTATATTGAGATTCCTAAGGTAGATTTAAGTAAGGTTGTTATTTCTAATTCTGAAGTTCATGATGAGATTGATAGGGATTGGGAGTATCAGATACAGAAAATTTCTTGTAATCCTTTTACTGACGTAGATGAACAGTATGCACAATTTAAACAAGATGCCCAAAAAGAAGTTAGTTACCTTGTCAAAGAATTTGAGTGTAGGAAATCAGCTACTGCTTATGCTCGTGCTGCTACAGATCGTACTGGGGTTCTCGATACAACGAAGCTTCAGACATATAGATTTAATGAAGACCTTTTTAAGAAGATAACAGTTCTTCCTGATGGTAAGAATCATGGATTAGTTTTTGTTTTAGACTGGTCTGGTTCTATGCAGTATGTTCTACAGGATACTATTAAGCAACTTTATAACTTGATGTGGTTCTGTCGTAAAGTACAGATTCCTTTTGAGGTTTATGCTTTTACTCAGGACTGGTCTCGTGAAGAAAGAGGTAATTTAAAATCTTGTTATGAACGGCAGGAAGGAGTTTTTATGATTGAGGATGAATTTAATTTGATGAATCTTTTTACCAGTAAAGTAAATGGTAAAACATTGGATCATCAAATGAGAAATGTTTGGAGGATTGCTAATTGCTTTAGAGTTGCTACTCATTATGCTTATCCTATGCGCTTGATTCTTTCAGGAACTCCTCTCAATGAAGCATTAGTATCTCTTCATCAAATCCTTCCTCAGTTTCAAAAAGAGACTGGTGTTGAGAAGGTTCATTGTATTGTATTAACAGATGGTGAAGGAAATATTCTTCCTTATCATAAAGAAGTTCAACGTCATTGGGAAGATGAACCTTATCTTGGAACTCGTAATATTAATCCCAATAAGTGTTTCTTACGTGACCGTAAATTGGGTAAGGTTTATAAGTTTGGATGGGCATGGCATCAGTTCACTGATTTAATTTTGGAGAATTTAAAAGATAATTTTCCAAAGGTAAACTTTATTGGTATTAGAGTACTTCCATCAAGAGAGGCTAGGAGTTTTATGAAACTTTATGGTGTAACTGAAAAACTTGAAAGAGAATGGAAAAGGAATAAGAGTTTTACTATTAAGAATTCTGGGTATGATGCATACTTTGCTATGTCTTCTACAGTTCTTGCTGAGGATGCTGAGTTTGAGGTTGAGGAAGATGCAACAAAGGCACAGATTAAACGTGCATTTGTTAAGTCTCTTAAGACCAAAAAACTAAATAAAAAGGTCTTAGGTGAATTCGTGGAGTTGGTGGCATGAGCGGTTCTGAACAGCATCATTCTGTTTGCAATGAATGTGGTGGAAAGGGGTGTGATGAATGTCATGCTGGTTGGCAATGTACGATGGAAGATATTGGAAAATGCAATAAATGTGATATGGGATGGCCACTAGGAGAGAAGAAAGATGAGTAAAGATGTTCCTTGGGACGATTCTAATTGGAGACAAGAGTTTAAGGAATCCAAATCTCTTTCCAAATATCAATTGGAGATATTGGAGAATGGACCCAGAAGTCTTTCTCAGTCATGGGTTCTTGGTGCAATGCATGGTGAGTGGAGAAAGATGAAAGGATATAAGTATCCCGATCCTCCTGATTGCTCATCTTCATTTAAGGAATTTAATGAGATGGTGAAAAAAGGATTTGAGGGAGACAGTAAACAAACTGACCATTAGGAGGAATAAATCGTCCCATTACACTTTATAATATGATTATTGAAACAACTACATTATGTTCGAGATCAAAATGACTCGTGAAGAAATTATTGAAGGACTGAAAAGCAATTACGGAACAGAGTTTACTGCTGCTGATGTCCGTGGATTTTGTGTGATGAATGATATTGCTTATCAGACTGTCACGAAGAAAATCGAACAGTTTAAGGTTGGTCGTGGTAAGTGGAATTTGGAAGTTACTCTTAGAGCAGTTAAAAGTATTGAGAAATCTTTTAGTGCACCTTCTGTTGAGCCTAAATTAGAACAGAACCTCATACCAGCAAGAGATGATACCTTCGTCAACTTTGGTCCTTTTAATGATCTTAAGGCCATTCTCAAAGCCAATCTGTTCTATCCTACATTCATTACGGGACTTTCAGGCAACGGTAAAACGTTTAGTGTTGAACAAGCCTGTGCGCACCTTGGAAGGGAACTGATTCGTGTCAACATCACAATCGAAACCGACGAAGACGACCTTATTGGTGGGTTTCGCCTTATTGACGGTAATACTGTTTGGCATAATGGACCAGTTATTGAAGCACTGGAAAGGGGAGCTACACTCCTTTTAGATGAGATTGATTTAGCATCTAATAAGATTTTGTGCTTACAACCAATTCTTGAGGGTAAAGGGATATTCCTTAAGAAGATTGGTAAGTTTGTGCAACCTGCGCCTGGATTTAATGTAGTTGCTACTGCTAATACTAAGGGAAAAGGATCCGACGATGGTAGGTTCATTGGTACTAATGTATTAAACGAAGCATTCCTTGAGAGGTTCCCTGTAACCTTTGAGCAGGATTATCCTTCTCCAAATGTAGAGAAGAAAATCTTAGCAAAGGTTGCTGCTACAGTAGATGTTACAGATATTGGTTTTATTAATCACCTTGTAGATTGGGGTGACATTATTCGTAAAACATTCTATGATGGAGGTATTGATGAGATTATTAGCACTCGTCGTCTTGTTCACATTCTACGTGCTTATTCCATTTTTGGCGATAAGATGAAAGCAATTCAAGTCTGTGTAAACAGGTTTGATGATGAGACCAAGCAGGCATTTTTGGAACTCTATGACAAAGTAGATCCATCTGTTGTAATTGACAATCAGGAGGATTAATGCTATGGTTAATGCATGGAGCTTACTCCATTCAGAAATGAATGGAACTATGGATGAGGACTATCCGATTATGAATAAAGATGATGAAGTGACTATTGTGGGAGGTGGTAGTACTGATGATACTATCACTTTTACCGGGTCAGGTCTCGTGGGAGGAGCAGATACAGTATCATTAGATTGGGCATATGGGGCAGACCATCTTAGTTTTGGTATTGCCAGTTCTGATACCATTAATATTGGTACTCATATTCCCGGAGCAGCTGCTCCAGATACACTTGATTTGGGTGGTTTTGCTGGTACTGCTTATAATGATAATAAGTATTTTGTTGATGGATATGATCCTTACCCAACAGTAGGGTCTGTTGATACTCTTAATCTAAATTTAAATACAAAACCTCAACCAAATTTAAAGTATGAGGCACAAAAGTATGGTGAAGATAAAGGTATTGCAGACCTTAAAGATTATGTCTCTTCCACCTACCAGGGACATTATACAAATGATAACTCAGATGTTCAGACACTTGACCTTATCCATTCTGTAGGTGATGCTGAGTCCTTCTGCCGTTCTAATGCACTCAAGTATTTGAGTAGGTATGATAAGAAAGGACAAGCAAAACGTGATATACTAAAGGCAATGCATTA